TACTGGGTGTCGCAGGAAGCAGAGATGTTGGCCTTGGCGCCCAAGGCGCCGTTTATCGGCTACGGCGGCCAATTTGAAGGCTACGAACAGCAATGGAAGACGGCCAACACGACGAACTGGCCGTACCTAGAAGTTAACCCCGACGTGACAGACGGGCAGGGCGCAGTCCTGCCGCTGCCACAACGTGCCCCGCCACCGCTCGCCCAGACAGGCTTAATCCAAGCAAAGATGGGCGCTGCCGACGACATCAAGGCCGCCACCGGCCAGTACGATGCCAGCCTCGGTATACGGTCCAATGAGCGCACGGGTCGGGCCATTTTGGCGCGTGAACGGCAAGGCGACACAGGTACATATCACTTTGTAGATAACTTAGCTCGGGCTATTCGCTATGGGACGCGCCAACTCGTTGATTTGATTCCGAAGATTTACGATACCCAGCGTATTGCGCGAATTATCGGCATTGACGGAGAAACCGCGACGGCTAAGATCAACCCGATGCAGACTGAGCCTGTCCGTCGGGTAACGAACGATGCGGGCATTGTGATCGAGAAGATTTACAACCCGTCTGTCGGTAAGTACGACGTTGCGGTCACGACCGGCCCGTCCTACGCGACCAAGCGTCAGGAAGCCATGGACGCGATGGGGCAAATTCTGCAAGCCAATCCGGCGTTGTGGCAAGTTGCAGGCGACTTGTTCGTTAAGAACATGGACTGGCCTGGCGCTCAAGAAATTGCTAAACGGCTGGCTAAGACGATTGATCCAAAACTAATGGCGGACGAAGACGATCCGGCGCTCCAGGCTGCCCAGCAGCAAATGGAGGCTATGGGGCAAGAAATGCAGATGATGCAAAGCATGCTTCAGCGCGTGCAGCAGTCCATGGAAGCCCGCGAGGTGCAGATCAAGGAGTTTGAAGCCGAGGTCAAGGCGTATGGCGCTGAGACCGATCGCATCAAGGCAGTTGAAAGCGGTTTGAGTGAGGAGCAGATTCAGGACATCATAATGGGCACTTTGGCCGGTATGATGAATAATGGCGAGCTTGTGTCGCCTAGCGCAGAGCGCGAGATGCCTATGCAGCCTGAGATGGGCATGGGGGCGCCGCCGCCTATGCAGCCTGAGATGGGCATGGAAGCCCCGCCGCCGATGCCGCCTGAAATGGGCATGGGAGCACCACCACAATGAGCTGTGAAGTCTTTATTGGGCACATCTTTTTAGCTCGGGATGTTGCCCATTCGACGCATTTAAACACCCGTAACTACGCAAAACATAAGGCTTTGCAAAAGTTTTATGAGGGCGTTATTAAGCTATCGGACGCATTTGCTGAGGCGTATCAAGGCCGGCGCGGGCTAATTGGCCCAATTGCGCTACAGTCGGCTAAAAAGACGAACAATGTGCTCGACTTTTTGCAGGACGAGCTGAAGACGCTTGAGGAAATGCGTTACACGGTTTGTAGTAAAGAGGATACTCCTCTACAAAATTTGATTGATGAGATACTGACGTTGTATCTTACGACCATTTATAAACTGCGCTTCTTAGCGTGAGGGTAGAACATGGAACTTCTTAATCCGATGGCCGATGCCGTATACCCCGGTCGTACGGTAGCGTACACGGGCACCGCTGGCTCCACGGCGACTTGGCAGTCTGGCCCGCAGGGCGTTGTCATCTGGTCAACGACCCCGGCCTACGTTGTAGTTGGTGAGGGCGTCACCGCAACAACCTCCAGCACCCCGATTCCGGCGTTTACGCCGATTCCGTTCATTGTGCCGCAGGGCACTGGCGCGCCTTGGCTAGTAAGTGCAATCCGTGTAGCGGATAGCGGCGACGTGTACGCCAAGCCTATTAACATCCGATGAGTTGGGGTGTTGCACTGCGAAACGGCGTAGCGATTGGCCTTGGAGCCGTCGCAACGTTGTTTTCAGGCACGCGCGACAGCGGAGCTTCGGTTGGCAACTTGCTGACTGAAGCGGGTGACAACTTGGTTCAGGAGGACGGCGGCCAATTGCTGCTGGAGTAACAAACATGTCTATTGTTAAAATTTCAGAACTTCCGGTTGCAACGACGCCGCTGTCCTACACTGAACTAACGGCAATCGTTCAAAACAACGTAACCAAGCAAGTTGCGTTGCAAAACCTTGTTCCGGTTAATACCGCAAACTTTACGGGCACGGGTTCCCAAGTTGCGTACACTCTGCCTGTACAGGTTACTGAAATAGCCACAAACATCTATATCAACGGCGTGTACCAGCAGAAAAACACGTACGCCGTTGCGAACAACATACTTACGTTTTCTGAAGCGCCGCCGTTTACTTCAAAAATTGAAGTAATGTACGCGTAACGAGGTCATCATGGCAGACAAGAAAATATCTCAACTTTCTAGTGCCTCAACCCCGCTTGCAGGCACAGAAGTATTGCCAATTGTTCAATCAGGCGCAACTGTTAAGGTTGCTGTATCTGATTTGACTGCGGGTCGTGCAGTGGCTGCTTTAAGCATGACCTTGACTAGCACAGACGCTGGTGCAACAGCTGCCCCCGTAATTGATCTATACAGAGATTCAGCAACACCAGCAGCCTCTGACACATTAGGGGAAATTAAATTCAATGGTGAAGATTCAGCAGGCAACAAACAAGCCTATGGTCTAATTCACGCATCTATTTTTAGCCCCACTTCAACTGCTGAACAAGGCCAACTTCACTTTGAGACTGCGACTGCTGGTGCATTGACAGAAAAGATGATTATCGGCACAACCAATCTGGTGATTAACGAGATAGGTGCAGTGTTTAACGTGCGGATTGAAGGTGATACAGATGCAAACCTGTTCTACACCGATGCAACAAATAGCCGTATAGGTGTTGGCACAATTAGCCCTGCTGAAAAATTAGATGTTGTAGGTAAGATTCAAGTATCCGATAACGTAGTCATTGCCACATCTGGAAAAGGCATCGACTTTTCTGCCACATCAGGCACAGGCACAAGCGAACTGCTTGATGATTACGAAGAAGGCACTTGGACGCCTACACTTACATACTCAGGTGGTAATGGTGATTTGTCTTATGCAGTACAAGACGGCCACTATACAAAAGTTGGCAATTCTGTATTTTTTATTGTGCGTTTGCAATTCGGCGAAACTACCGCAAGTGGATACATCGAACAAATAAACGGTTTGCCATTTACAAGCAGCACCAACGGCGGCGGCGGTATGTTTATTGACAACATGACTGCGTTAGTTGGTGGCGGTCAATGGCAAATGTTAACTTCAGGAACCGTTATTTATCCGTCAGTCAGCGGTACTGGTGCGGCAACCGTAATAGCTAGCACTAACACGGGCGCCGCAAGTAACCTTATAAAAATATCAGGTTTTTACCAGACAACATCGTAAGGAAAAAAAATGGCACTTACTAAAGTTTCTTACAGCATGATTGAGGGTTCGCCCGTCAACGTGCTAGATTTTGGGGCCGATCCGACAGGTGTTGCGGACAGCACTACCGCTATTAATGCTGCTATTGCGTCCGGCAAGTCGGTTTACTTCCCTCGCGGAACGTATTTGACAGTAGGCAGTCATTCAATTTCTTATCCTTCGCGCCAACGATTTTTTGGCGACGGATGGAACGCTACGATTATTAAAAAGTCTGGCGGCACCAACATGGTGTTTGATATTGCGCAATTTGCGGAATGTTCGTTTTCTGACTTTACGGTTGATGCCAACAACCTTGGCGGCACCGTGTTCATGTGGCGTGCGCACTACTCTACGATCAAAAACGTCAATGTGTTGAACGTAGGCGGAACAAGCTACGGGTTTCACATTAGCGGATCAAACTTGTGCCAATTTGAAAACGTCGCGGTACAAAATTCTTACGGCGGATTTAAGATTGATCAGTCAAGCGATCCGTTGTCTGTTAACCCTACCTACGGAATGTTGTACTCGTCGTTTGAAAAATGTACGGCAGATATTCGGTCCGCTGGCGAATCCGCCTTGTATTTTGCGGGCAGCTTAATTGGCCACATTTATTTCTCAAGTTTTTACTTTGAAGTTGCGGTAAGCAACACTGTTAAAGCGCCAGTTTATTTTGACACCACTTGCAGCAACGTTTATCACATTACGTTTGACGCAATGTCAGCGGAGACATTTGGCGGTTCGCAACACGTTGTTGATTTAAACAGCGCGCTTATTTACGACATTGCGTTTAATAATTGTGCTTTTTCTGTTAGCGCCGCCATGACTGACGCGGTTGTTAGTGCAAATGCAATAAACAATTTGTCATTTGAGTCATGCACGTTTAACGATCTATTTTCAACAACGCCGGAAATTTTCTTCGCTCAATCCTGCGAAAACTTAACGATTGAACACACACAAACTGGATGCGCAAATAATTTTACATTTTTTAATGACGGTGGCTTAAACACATACACCGTTTTGCGTGACAACCAGCGTAGGCTTTATGCCCCGTCTGGATATGTTGGCGCGGGCACAATTAAATTAATAACGGGGTCGCCTTACACGGTTATTGATGGAACTGAATTTGCTGTTTTAACTAACAATAAAAATGGTCAATTACCAACGGTAACATATAAAAATGTCGTAACTAAACATTCTCAGACCCCGTGTGGATGGCTAAGTGTTGCTGACGATGCGTTTTATGATCTTTTTGGCGACGGCGGCGCAACGTCCCCAACGACCCCCTTTGCAGGCGTAGTTATTATTCATGCGTTGCCGACCAATGGTGACATCGTTGCAACCTCTGCGAATAACTTTGCCACGTTTTATGCGCAATCAAACGTCAACAGTAACGCGCAGGCTTATGCGGCGATTACCGTCGGTTCTAACGTAGAAGTTGATGTTCTTGCGGACGGTGTTGTTCCTGCTTTAGCTACTACCACCGACGGTAAACTTGGCGTGCAGATTGGCGGTGGAGGCAACGAGAGTTCCAGAGCCATTCGCATTTATAACCGCACGGGCGCGACCGTTAGATTGAACGTTGCGGTACAATCGTTTATATCAAGTTAATACTAAGTGGGATAACTTAGTTGGATAACAAGGAGCATAAATATGTCTTTGGAAAAAGTTGTAAAGGTTGATTTGGTTGAGGTCGTTGAAAATGGCGTGGTGCAAGTTCGCACCAAGACGGCTATTATCGAAGACGGCAAGCAAATCAACAGTTCATTTCATCGGCACTTAATTGAGCCGGGCGCGGACTTCAGCAAAGAAGACCCGAAGGTCAAAGCGATCTGCGCTGCCGTGCATACCGCTGGTGTCGTTGCCGCTTGGCAGGCTGCTAAAGCCGCCAAGTAACTTGACTCTTTTGCGCAACAGACTATGCTTTATCTGTACTGGTGCGGTTCACCAGGGATTCGTAAGGAATCACAATGTCTGAAAACGAAGTTGTAGCGGACCAAGTACCCGCGCCGGAACCGGAAGCTACGGCAGCACCGGAACCCGAAGTTGTTGCCCAAGAGGCAGAACAGCCGGAAGGAAAGCTTGCCAAAACGTTCTCCCAAGAGGAGCTCGACGCGCTGGTAGGCAAGAGGCTTGCACGGGAACGTCGCAAGTGGGAGCGAGAGCAAGCGCTAAAAGCGCCTGAGTTTCAGACTCAGACGCCCGCCACGCTGCCTGACCGGGACGTTGACCCCGACGCTTATACGGATGCTTTAGCTATCCGCAAAGCCGAGGAAATGTTAACTAAACGTGAGGCAGATCGGCAGCAGCGCGAGCTGTTGATGGCCTATAAGGAACGTGAAGAAGTAGCTTTTGACAAGTACGACGACTTTGAACAGGTCGTGTACAACCGATCGCTGCCGATCACGACCGTGATGGCTGAGACGATTCAGGCTTCGGATGTTGGTCCCGATGTAGCATACTACTTAGGTTCCAACCCCCGCGAAGCTGAACGTATTTCCCGTTTGTTGCCCTACCTGCAAGCCAAGGAGATTGGTAGGATTGAAGTCCAATTGGCCGACAATCCGCCAGTTAAACGAACAACCAATGCGCCCCCGCCGATTAAGCCTGTGACGGCTAAAACCGTAGGCGCGCCGGCCCGAGACACGACGGACCCACGCTCAGTCAAGGACATGAGCACGTCGGAGTGGATCGACGCCGAGCGTCTGAGACAGATTAAGCAGTGGGAAGCGCGGCGTACCCGCTAACTTCTTTTTTGGAGACATATTGTGGCTAATACCCTTCTTACTATTGACATGATTACGCGGAAGGCTCTGGAAATCCTGGAGAACAACCTCGTAATCACCCGTAACATCAACCGTCAGTACGACGACAGCTTTGCTGTCGAAGGTGCCAAGATTGGTTCGACCCTCCGCATCCGTTTGCCGGATCGCGCTCTTGTGACCGACGGCGCTGCGCTTCAGGTTCAGGACGACAATGAGCAGTTCACCACGCTCACCGTCGCCTCCCAGAAGCACATTGGCATCAACTTCACCAGC